TCAACATCATCATAAGCTTTTCTCGCCTTGGGAGGGAGTTCAACGAGCATATTAGTTACAGTCACATCAGGTAAGTCGAGATAATCTTTAGTGTCCATGTTGATGGTGATGTCTGAGATACGCTGTTCAATGAACTTCTTTCCAGCTTCAGTCGGTGAGTACGACCACCCCATGTAGTCTGATTCAAAGTATGAGTTACGATAGTGAGTGATAGTCTTGCCAAGGCGTTCTCCACCATCCACAGCTAAAAACTGACCATGTAAATCAATGTAACCGTTACTGGCTGGTGTTCCTGTCAGTCCAGTGTGATATGCGAAGTGATCTATCATCTTTTTCCAACCAGTTATTTTAATAACATGGTTTAGACCAGCCTCATCAACTTTATCTCGTGACCCGCCTTTCATTCTCAAACTGGTGGAGTTCTTCAGCTTCGATACTTCATCATACACCACCATTTGAAAAGGTATCGGTTTACCTTGACTAATGTAATAATGGTTCAGGGTGTTAGCCAACCAGTTCATGTTCTCATAGTTGATAAGGAAAATGTCGGCATCAGCGAACAATGCCTTTGTGCGATGCACAGGTTTACCGTGGACGACACTGAACCGTAGATGTTTAGTATGAGTCCATTTGCGTGCTTCACGCGCCCACACACCCTGTACAACACGCAACGGTGCGAAGATGAGCGTCTTCTGCATCTGACCTGCTCTCATGCGATCAACGATGGTTGTAAGGGTGCAGACAGTCTTCCCCAAACCCATTCCTGCGAACACCATTGAATCAGGGTGAGTAAGCTGGTGCATGGTTATCTCACGTTGGTAATCATGGAAGTGTTGAGGTGTTAGGAGTGTCATTTTAACCTCTCTATAAATCTGTCCACCTGCTCATCACCGAACAGCGTGTAAACCATTGCACCATGTTCCCTGAGTCGCTGGTGTTCACGCACTTGTACTGACGACTCTTTACCGTTGACAGTCTTTATTTCAACGAAGTACACCTGACCTCTGACAATGACTATTCGATCAGGCACACCATCGCGCCCAGGTGACACCCATTTGCGGGTGATGCCACCGAGCTTCTTTACTTCACTGTCGAGATACTTCTCCACCTTAGCTTCACGTATACCCACTATATTTCACCTTTCTCATGTAGAATTTTCTTGTGGAGCCTGTGCCGTTGCATGGACTCTCTATGTTTATTCACATCGTAATACTGACGACTTCCACCGCGTTCATCACGCCTGATAAGATTTTTCTTATGCTTATCAGGGTCACCAATGAACTGAATCAATCGTCTACTTACTCCATAATGTGACGCAAGCTTTCGTTGAGAGATTGAACCATACAACTCTTTGATTTCTTCACGCTGCTCATCGGTCAGTTTGATTCTTTTATCATGCTTCTTACCGACTGTAAGCTTATCAACGATGGCTGCCATCAGAACAGCTCCAGTTGTTTAAGTTGTTTAAAGATTTTGATACCACCGATGTTAGTTATACACTCCACACCCAAATCAACGCACAATGAGTCATAGTTATATTCACTCAGTGTAATTGACTTTGGTGATTCACCATCGCGCTTGACCATGTATGCAACACCTTCGTTGAATTCACGCACATTCATACCAGTTCATCCGACATTAGGAACGTCAGACAACACGCAGCATGAGCAAGATGAGTCAGACCGCTCTCGGAATCCACAAGTTCACCTTGCATGTGTAACGACATGTGGCGCATCGCTGCTGCAATATATCGACGCTCTCCATCTTCAACATGCTTCCAGTTGTCAGGTGCATACTTCTTCGCACCGAATGTCAACACTTCAACCACCTTGTCAACTGACTTCATCGGTAACAGGTCGTACCGTAGTTTATCTTTGTCGTGCTTAGTACCTTCACTCATCACAATACTCCAATGATTCGATATGCTTCTCAAGTGTTTCTGATTCTTCTAATTTAAGGTGTTTCATTTGTCACTCCTCCTAACACTTTATTGAGCATATCAGTCACCATAACGTCAAGTTCGCGGCGGTATGTTCTATCAGCTATGCAGTCCACGTTACGTTCAAGTTTACGCAGATTCGTTATCAATTTCATTTTGGTATATTCATCCATAATCACATCCTCCTATGATGTTGACAATTGTATATCATTGTACAACGACATGCAACTGGTAAGTTTTTCTGCTTCTTTAATGTACCATGAGTAATCAATATCAGTCAGTTCAGCTTCACTCATTGTGTTGTACATCATCACTGTATTCGTAGTGTGGATACTGGTGCGACCTGTATCGTACACGGACTTATTCTTGGTATGCACACGCTCATCCCACACACCTTCACCTATCTCAAGCATGACGGTGTTGAAGTAAGCATCAGTGAGCTTGTTGGCACGTTTATACTGACCAGCCTTTCCTTTCGGTGGTGACACTTTCTCAAGGAAGTCACCGTCAACACTGATATAATATCGAACGGTGTTCTGCACCACCTCACCACCCCACTCAAGCTTACAACTGCGAGGAACTTTCGTGCGTAGTAAAAAGTCATACTTATCGTCGTGTGACTCAATGAATGCTCTGATCGGTTTACCATGCACAAGATATGACTCGGCAGCTTTGGCAACCACTCTGGCAGACCAGTCTTTATGATGAGGTAACTCACGAGTACCTGGCGATTCTAAGGCTGATTTATAAGCGTATGCTCCGATACGTTTCAACTTGCCGCCTTCGTACTCTGCAATGTAGTTATTTACGTCTTTGACGACCATGCGACTGTATAACGCTTCTTCAAGGTCAAGACCTGTAATACTCTCCCACCAACGGCACACATCCCTAGTATGTTCAATGTACTCACGAGGACATAGGTAGGTGATACCATCGGTATTACATTGAACCATTGTAAGTCCTGGAACCTTCATCACCTGCTCCACCAACATGCACAACAACAACTGACCGTTGATAGTAATGCTCATGGTATATTTCATGTCAAAGAACGGGCTGTATTTGTTGTTGGAGCCACCATAAGCACCATTGAGCGCAAGTTTGTATGCCTCGTTCTCAGGTGTACCTTTGGGGAAAGTTCTACGTGTGTGATACACACCGTCGTAAGCACCACAAAACTCAACACCTAAATGCTCAGGGTACAGTTTATTCTTGATGGCAAGGTTCGGGTAGAACGAAGCAACATCGACATCAATAAGCTGGTGAGTTTCTGTTGACTTTACAATCTTACCACTCATCGAAGCGTGTAAGCCACCTGTACCGAGTTTGTAGGTGATACCATCTATATCAGCCTTCAGGTCTTTGAATACACCCTTGGTCTCGGTAATGACTTGTGCGTTCAACCACTGGTGCATTTTGTTGAACTCAGGTAGCTCAAACCTCACGTAAGGGAAAATCACGTCAGCTAAGGCGAGTGAGTCACGTATGGTTTGTTTCTTCGTTTTCCTACCACCTGCATCAATGGTGTAGCAGCTAGTACCACGTTTCTCTATCTCCATGATGAGCAGTGTCTCACCAATCTTCACATCGGACATGTTCATCATGTTTTTATCAAACTGTGCAGACAGACTCTTGCGCAATTCTATAGCAGGTTTACACAACTCGAAGAACTGTTCAGTAGCTACCACATCGTGCATATTGTATTCGAGCAACGTGTCCATCTCTTCATTGGTGAGAACTGTACCAGGCTCGAACGGCAGGTCTTCAACAGACTTCATCCTCATGTTGAACTCAAGTACCTTCAGGCTTGTTGCTTTGGCAGGGTTGTCGAAGTGCATCATCTTGAACAAGTCAAGCTGCGGTACGATCATGTCGTTATCCCACACCATGTGAGCGAAGCGGGCGTTAAAGTCACAGTTGATAATCGACATTGCCTTGTTGTACAACGCTTCTACACCGAGTCTTGCAAACCTATTCTTGTAAAGGAAGTGGATTACAGGGTAATCAAACCCTATATTATTATAACCCGCCATCGTACAATCATACGCCGACAGGGTGTCCATCCACTGACAGATTAAATCAGTTTCATCTCTACGCTGTGACACTTCAAACACCCACGAAACACCAGAAATAGCGTGCCTCGCAGTGAGTGTAAAGATGTTTGGATAAGTCTCAATATCATAGATGATGTCACCATTGGTAACACCGAAAAGGAAGTCAGGTTTATAGGTCATTCGGTCATCTCCTTTAATAAATACCTACCGCGATATGAAGTGACGCATACCGTTCAGATAATATCCGTTTACATACCCGCAGGTTCTCTTTCGAGCTTATTTTTACGGCTGGCGGCTGCTTCGGAATCGAACCGAATGTACCTAACTTCACTCTACCAATTCAAGTGCCGAATCGAACGGCATTAGTCAGGGCTGTTTGTTAACTGCCTTGCACCATCACAGTATCTGCAACCACCAGTTGTAAAAATGCTTGTCACGATTGTAAAGCAGAGGTGGTAGTTAAACGCTACATCCTGCCTAGGGTTAGACGCTTGGCTAGTCTCCCTTAGCTAATTACAATCCACAAGCCCTCAATGGCTAGTTGAGCTTATATCCAAAACTACCAACTTTCTGACATAAGTAGTCGAGTTATGTCAGGTTACGCAAATGTATTAAGCGAAGCTTGGTCGAATCGCAAGACCTTGTTCAATTAACATTTCTTCTGTCCAACCTGGTGTAGCTAGGTATTGTTTAAGTGTTACACCAGCCGCTTTGTCAGTCATTATCAATGGAGCAACAACAGGAGCAACAACAGGAGCAACAACAGGAGCAACAACAGGAGCAACAACAGGAGCAGCCCCACCGAACATCTGATCTACAGTAGGCTTACCATCCAAACGACCAAACGAACCTACTTCTTCTGTGACTTGTACACCATTCAACCAACCACCAACACCGCCGCGACCTTTGGTGTAGCCAGAGATGCCAGCATTTACATTTACAATCATACCAGAGAACACGGAACCAGGGTCGATAACAGCTTCTAACGACGCATTAACTACAGCAGGACGGTCATCTGCACGAGCAGAACATGAGAACACATACCAGCCTGAAAAACGTGCATCATAATAATCTTTTCCAGCGTACTTCGCGTCATACAGTGCGAAACATTCATCTTGACCAGTGTAGCCGTTCGGAAACGCATTGAGTTTAGCTGCTTCAATTTCAGCCTGAATCTGAGCCACTTGTGGATCGTTTGCTGGCAATAGAATGCTGATACCAAACTTAGCGTCGGTAGCACCCTTTGCGACTTTCGGTGTGAACAATGTTGGAAACGAACAAATTCCTTTAATTAACATAATTATTTCTCCTTATAGAAATGATACAATTTTTTCAGCAGGTTTTTCAAACATGCTGTTTACATCTTTTTCTTCTTCATCATGTGATACACGACGCAATGACGATGCACCTTGTTTCACGGTGATGAACTGGTCTTCGATTTTCTTCTTCTGCTCTTTTGTCAATGTGCCAAGTTTCAGCAGTGCAGCGGGTGTGATAAGTTTCGACGGGTAGATTTCATCCTTCTTCAATCGACGCGCTTTAAGTTTACCCACCAGTTCTTCTTCACTCACACTCCACACTTTTGAACTTCTGCCAGGTAACATAGCGTAACCCTTGACAGGTGTTCCTTCACCAATGCGTCGTTCAATTTCAGCATTGACTTTATCAAATGCACTCATAAGAACTTCTTTTGCATCAGCCAATGAAGACAACTCAGACTCACTAAGTCCTTCGACATCACTGAACGCGGATTCAATCGCACCAATAAGCTCTGTATTTTCGGTCATATCTTTTAGCCTCTCTAAGGATTGCTCAGGTATTTTAGAGCAATTCGATTTATGCAGACACCACGTACAGTGGTCTCCTGCAATCAACTCAGCTTCAGGGTCATCAGTGAGTGCTGCCGCTTTCGATAACTTCTCGATAGCACCGATTATCTCAAACTTCGTTGAATCTTGGTAACGAACACTTGGATTCGTCTTTGGTTGTACAATGGTCATTCTACAAGGGAAGTCAGGGTCACGTAAGCGATCATAAACCTTACCACCCAAGTAACCTTGAAGTTGTGAGTTGTTCTTCTCTGTGACGTACATTCTACCATCTTTGTAATCCACAACTTCGATGAACATGCACACTTCTTCAAAAACAACCTCGATGGTTATATCGCATGTTCCCCACCAGTCGTTGCGACCTGTGAACTTACCAGGTGAACTAAGTGATTCAGCATATACATTTACATCTGCGTTAGGGTGCTTTTCCTTCAACTCAAACACTCTGCGAGATATATAATTTAAACACTGTTGCACTCGGTCAATACGGTCTTGTTTGACATCCCATCCATTAGGTTTGTCGTGGTCATTCACACCAATGCAATTACCTAAATATGAGTCAGCATCTACACCTGCTTTAACACACATCTCTAATAACAAGTGCGACCCTGTACCATCTATCGCAGCTTCACCTGACACGTTTTCGTATGCAGCTTCTTCACGAATAGAACCAGGGCAATGTACCCAGCGGTGATTGGAGCAACCTAATCTCGCATGTGCAGTCATTACAACGCCTGAATCTCAGTAAGTACATTAGCGTATGACGCTGGTACTAACTCTTTGATACCAGATACACCATGTTTTGCGAGTACCGTTGTGATCTTAGTAGCATCACCTAAACGCTCATACACAGTCATCACAGCAGTATTCATCTCAGCTTCAGTCATCACAACTGCTGGTGCTGGTGCTGCTGGTGCTGGTGCTGGTGCTGGTGCTGGTGCTGGTGCTGGTGCTACTTCCGCAACCTTAGTTGTCGTTTCACTGTGCGGTAAAACAATACTTGACTCAGCCACCATATCAATATTCTTAGTCTCAAGCGACGTAGCAATAGTTTCAAGTGCATCTGCAATCCTTTTTAAATTACTTTCAAGCGACATCGTAAATTCCTCCAGCTTTTTTTTGTTTTTCAGTCTGTGTGATTTTCACACGGTTGTCAGAGAATGCACTCACAAGCTCACGTAACATGTCTTGATAAGGTCGTCCAAGTGCTTTACAAGCTTTCTTGAATCCCTCTACATCCTCCTTACACATGCGAAGACTTAACACTTCGTCCAGTTTTTTAGTACACATATCATCTCCTTGTTTACCGATGTTGGCAATAGTATATTATTGTAGAACAAGCGTCAACTACTTCTGACAACTGTAGTGCTTGTGAATCTCGCTAGGGGTCATATTTGCATAAGCTAAATGGTTTCTCACAATCCATAGCCTTACTGTCTTACCATCGTTGTAGCCACGAACATGGGAGCATCCACTTATGCAACCCATCACTCTTGCTACACGAGTAGGAGTAAACCACTTGGCTTGATCTTCGTTTACCGAATCACTTACCATATTACCGCACCTTAATGTTGAAGCGGCTTCCTTCGCTGTGATAATGTCATTCTTGAATACACCGTGACTAGATTGAATGAAGTCTTCAACGATGTGTTGATTAGCAGACTTGGACAGGTCATGTATGTCACGTAGAAAGTTGGTCATCGGTGGTGGTGTAGCAGGGTTGAAGTCACTCAAGTCAACTTCATTCAGTAGATGATACAAGCAAGCCTCGTAACCTCCACCATCTTTCATCCAACTCCAGCACTGGTTCCAGTAACTAATCCACTCAGGCAGCACATTGTCGTTCTCATCACGGATGGTGGTGTCAGACCATACAGCATGAAACCTGCGACTCACACTGTCTAACCTTGTTGGCGACCTAGAGTTGGTGGTCATTGAGATGTTGACAATGTTCCTCACTTCAATGGCAGTGATACCCTTCTGATTTACTCGAATGGTGTCAGGTGGAGCAGCAGCCATACGTTTAAGCTTCGCACCCACTTCAGCAGCTTGCGTGTGATCGCCAAGTTCGGTTTCGTTTACATGTAAATACTTAGTATTCATTATGTAATCGTTGAACCCTGAAAGAAGGTCATGTCCGTCAATACTGACACTGTGCTTGCCCATAGCTCTGTCGATCACGTAGAGTAGAAAGTCTTTACCCGTACCCTCATTACCACCGAGTAAGATAATATGGTTTATCTTTATCTCAGGGTGGCGAAGTGTGTAAGCCATCCACTGTAAATGATGCTTTCTATGTTGACCCCACCCAAGCGCATCCCAATGACTCAACCATGTTGAACAATCACCCTTTTCACCCTGTTCTATCTCTACATTGCGGTAAGTGTTCGCGTACTTCACACCCTCTTGGATGAATACTTCAGGTTCACCAGGTGCAAAATCGAGATAGTCAACCTTAACGACACCACATTCGACAAGTGCGTTCTCTCTAGCTTTCATGTCAAGATGAGCATAAGCATTCTGGAACGCGTCAGTAGTGTAAAATATCTTGGTGTTGAACTCATACAGTTTATTAAGAGAACTCACATACACAATGTCATCCATATACGACGTTGTGTTTTTAGAACTGTACCACTCCTTCTGAAGCGACTTGATTATCGTGGTGAGTTCAGTCTTTGACCAGCTCATCGCAGTACACAACGACTCGTGATGTCGTCGCTTAACCATAGTCGGTTCAGTATCTACAAGCTGAAGGATTGTCTGGGCTGCGTTATATGCAATCTCACTTGTCTGACTGTTGGTTCGTATCGTATCGAAGAACGGTTTTAGCTGGTCGTCAACAGGAACAATATCGACTGTTACGGGTGCTAGTGGAGTGGGCTGTACTGGTGCTGTGCCTAAGAAGTCAGGAACGACCGTAACAGTCGCCACTACCTCACCCATGAAGTCAGGAACAGGTTGCTTCACACTGTCGTTTAACAACTTGAATAATAGCGTGGACTTCCACACCTTATATCTGTCTCTGAACAATGGGTCATGTTCGTCAATAAAATTCAACAGGTTGCCCGCATGCTTCGTCTGACAGTTACCGTGGTGGCACTTGAAACCGATAGAACCGTCTTCATTGGTGAACACACCTGCACCATTATCTTCACCTTTCGTATGCTCATCTACCCACGGACAAACAATGTCGAACTTACCTGTACTAATCTCAGTCTTCACCTTGATAATCTCAGGGATATGTAGTAGTGGGTGGTTGGGTACATCCGATGCACCGTCGATGCGACCTTCTCTACGTTTGGAATATAAGTTCACATGGAACGGTGCAGCGAGTGCTTCAATAGAAACAGTACGTTCAGGGTTCCACTCTAACAGTTGGCAATTAAATGGTGTGCCGTCTGGGTTCGCCTTGCTTGCTTTTGTGTTCACACCTTCAGGCAACCGAACGTATCGTGTAACACCCTTCATGCCAGGGTCTTTACCATCAGGTGCGAGTCCATTGGCTACAAGCCCGTCAAGAAGGTTCTCTACAACATGGCGGTCGTGACATGGTGTATCAAGGATATAACCCCACTGCTCTGAGCCTTTTGATGATTCGAGAATCCATGAAGGTTTTGGCAACCGATTCACTTCATTCATGTTCAGCTTTTCACGTACATCATCCAGTACGATGACAGGTGTGCGGATGAAGTTAGCTTTTCTGCGGCGAGCCTTACCAGTGTCATCAGGGTTGAATATTGAAATGGTAAAATACTGGTTGGTGCTATTCTGCATGTAATATCTGCTAAACCAGTTACCGCTCCACGCATTCATGTGTCGATCGTTTGGGATGTTCCCAGGGTCGTACGGAAAATCAGTTACATGCACGAAAGGCGTATCTTCCTTGAATAACGCTTGCAAAAACTGTTCATTTGTGGTCATATATCGCCTCTCACTGGGTTTTGGTCACTCTCGGTGCTTCTCTAAGTCCATCCTTAACGGGGTGGGCTTTCTTTTTGCGGGTCGTCCAACTTACTCTGACTTTAACAATGTATCAAGGAAGGTTCGGATTCTAACAGTGATGTAATATCTAACATCTCTTTCGGTGGATTGATAATTATAACTCTTGGGTCATGGAAACCGTGTTTAATTCTGTAGGCTTCATCAGGCGATAATGACGCTATACGCTTGCAACGACTTGTCGCAGTTATGCAAGCGTTCACTGTATCAAAAATAACAGTGAGATGGTTGCGTGATGTTGATTTAATCACCATAGATTGAACAGTAAAGTCTCGTACAATGTGCGCAGCAGCCTCACGCTTGTACCGTTTGCCGAGTTTAATTCTTAATCGTTTCTTGTGCATCAGATTACTCCGTTATACTCAAGTGTTGACGGGTGTGATGGTTCATGTTGGTTTCCTGTCACGTAGCGTACGTTCATGTTGGACTAACTCTCGCTTTAATTCGCTAATCTTATGCTCGATTACACTTGAGTCATCGAGGTTCACCATTGTAAAAGGCACGTTGATGAAACTAACTTCCACACTCACTAGCTGGTCAAAACTAGTAGCGGTAATCTGAAAACCTGTCACATTTGTAAGCTGCTTACCGTTCGCAAATATATTCGTTCCAATAGTGGTCCCATCACTTTCTATTCTCATCGGTCACTCTCCTGTGTATGTAATGGTTCATGTTGGTTCAATGTCTTCGATGAACGAACCGTCGGTTGAATCCCACGTCTTATGATAAGTGCCATTAACATATAGTAATGCTTCATGGTCTAGCCCCAACTTGAACATCAGATTCTCTGCTACATGTTCATTGGCGGGGAAGTGTACTTCCTTCTTATTGGTTCTGGTGTTCACTACTTCAAGTCTCATTGGTTATTCTCCGTGGCGCAATAGTTTCACATTGTAATACATCTGTCAACATCTACTTTCTGCCCGTAACATGGACACGCTTAAAATGTTAAAGTGTAAAATCCACTCGGTCACGCGGTCAGGTTCAAAGTGACTACGTGATGACCAACACTCAGAATGTTAAACGCACTCAGAATGTTATATTGTTTAACATTTTCAGAGTGTTTAACTCTCAGAATGTTATATTGTTTTATGGGTATTGATGATAGAGGAAACGCACTCAGAATGTTAAACCGTGTAAGTCATTGATTCTAAAGGAAACACAAAAATTGAGTGTCATTCTCGCGGTCAGCACTTTTAAATTGCGTGATGAGTTGCAAGTACTTGATAATAAAGGAGAAATAGACGAGTAACCGAGGTTTCATACCGCGACGTGACCGATGCTGACCGCGACGTGACCGCTTCTAAGTTGTTGTTATTATTACTATTATTACTATTATTTAGTAT